GAAAAGGATAAACTAGAACAATGGCAACTACTACAACCAATTTTGGCTGGGACATTCCCCAAAGCACAGATTTAGTTAAAGACGGCGCTACAGCTATTGCAGCTTTAGGTCAAGACATAGATACAGCTTTTGTCGATTTCAAAGGTGGCACAACAGGTCAGGTATTAAAAAAGACTTCTGGTACTGATTTAGACGTTGAATGGGGTACAGCCTCATCAGGTCTAACCTTGATAAATACGACTAGTTTTAGTGCAGTAAGTTCTTTTAGTTTGCCAGCAAATACTTTTAGTGCAACTTATGAAAATTATTATTATATTATGAACGCAACAAATACTGCTACAGCAACATTGATTGCACGTATGAGAACTGGTGGAGCAGATAATAGCACTTCAAATTATGGAAAAATAGACGTTAATCTTTCTGCTGGTTCATTAACTGCTGCTGATAACACAGCGCAAACAAGTTGGACAGCAATTGCACACTCAACTTCAGGTGCTATGACCTTTGGTCATCAAGGTGTGTTATTTTCACCTTTTGAAACAAAAGCAACAGGATTAAGATATGATTTCCTATCACAATTTACAGGTACGCAATTTTTGCGACTTGGTTATGCTCGATTTAATGGAACAACAAGTTTTGATTCAATGAGTTGGATAATTGACGCAGGAACAATGACAGGTTCAATGAGTGTTTATGGATTGGCAAAATAATGGCAACTGAAAAGATATTTATTGGTATTGGTAATGAACGCATCGAATTAACTGGTAAAGCCAAAGAAGCATTTTTAGAGCAACGTGCTAAAGACCAAGCCGAACAGGCCTTACTTGAAGCCGAGTATAAAGCCAAGCGTGATGCAAGAGAATCTGCAATTACAAAACTTGGTGAAATAGCAGGACTTACAAAAGAAGAACTAGATGCAATCCTTTAACCACAAACAATTTTCTTTAGCTGCAATTGCTTTTTTAGCAGCTTGGCAAGCAACAGACTTTGCCCTTGATTACAGAGCTGTATTAGGTGCTGTTGTAGCTGCTTCTATGGGAGCTATGAACCCTAATGCCAAAACCAAGATTAAGTAAAGCAGCTGAGCAATTACGCTCTGAAATAAACGCCAAGTATCCTAAGCGTGATAAACGATCAGACGGCTGGATAGGCGACACAGCACATAAAAAACGCATAGCCTCAGATCATAACCCAGATAAGAATGGGTGGGTTCGTGCTATAGATATTGACTCAGACCTTGTTAAAGGCTCATCTAAAGAATCGTGGCTATTAGCCGAGAATATAAAGATGATAGCACTTAAGGGCGACAAAAGAATTAGTTACATTATTCACCAACACCGTATAGCCTCATCAAAAGAAAATTGGGCTTGGCGTGTCTATAAAGGCTCTAACCCTCACGTATCGCATTTGCATATATCCTTTACTAAGGCAGGCGACCTTGACGGAAAGGTATTTGGAATATGAGCAAACCTAAAGCAAAAAAGCAAACAATTGAATTACCAGACGTAATGGCTTCAGAGCTAGTAAAAGTGATTAACACAGCTCACGAAGACGGCAAACTTATTACAGGGTTTGTTTGTTTATTAGAAGTTTTTGACGGACGCAAAAAAACTATCAAAATACAAGCTAACGCTGATATGCCACAACACTCAGTATTTGGAATGATTAACTTTGCAGCAGAAAAATATCAGTTCACAATGTCACCTGATGAAGATGAAGATGACGACGATTTTTACCGACCAGATTGGTACGAGGGTCAGTAGATGATAAATGAACTTATTGGCATTATTGGTTTACTTGTTACCATTCTTGTTTTAACCATTAAAGCAACAGCAGAAATAACTAAAATGAAATCTCAATTGTTTCCTAATGGTGGAAGTTCTTTAGCAGATAAAGTGACACGCCTACAGTTAGATGTTGTTAAAATTCGTAGTACTATAGATAGTATTAACACACAGTTAGGTAAGCCTAAACGAAAGAGGTAACGTATTAAGCGTTACGTAATTATCTCAGATTTGCAATATCCTTTTATTAAGAAGTCTTACGTTGAAAGTCTTTTAGATTACATAGATTACGTTAAACCAGATTCTCTTTTGTGTGTGGGCGATGAGCTTGATGCACAGACAATATCAACTTATGCAAGAGGTACAGCCCTAGAGTTTGAAGGTTCGTTACAAAAGAATATAATAGGTTTGAAAGGCTTGCTCAAAGAATTCCGTAGTGCTATTGGACGCAGTAAGCCTTTTCAAATTTCTCGTAGCAACCACACAGCAAGAATTGAACGTTACATAGCAAAATTTGCCCCCGGCTTTTCTTGCATTGACTCAATCAAAATTGAAAACCTTTTAGGTTATAACGATAAAGACATAAACGTAAAATACAACAGATCATTAACAGAAGTTGCTAAAGGAGTTTTACTTGGTCACGGCGACGAAGGCAGACTCTACAGCCAAGCAGGAGCAACAGCTCTTGGACTTGCTTTAAGAACTGGTAAAAGTGTTGTATGTGGACATACGCATCGAGCCGGTTTAATGCATCAAAGTTTTGGCTATTCAGCAAAATTATCTAAAGTGTTTGGAATGGAAGTTGGTCATCTTTGTGATTTGTCTAGTCCTGGTATGAAGTACACAAAAGGTTATGCAAACTGGCAGGCAGGCTTTGGCATACTTTACGAGCAAAACGGACAAGTTAAACCAGAGCTAGTGACCTTTAATAAAGACGGCTCATTTATAGCCGAAGGCGAACTTTGGCGATAACGCCGTTATCAAATTGTTATAATTCAATGCCGTGTTTTGACATAGGTAAGCCTTAACCTTTCTTTAACGAAAGGGGCATTGTGGATAAACAGTTTTATCCAATCTCGATATTGCTACAACACGCATATCACGCTATGGATCATTACCACAGAACTAGGTGCATATTTGAACCTTTAGTATGTGCTGGCGATTGTGAAAACAAAATGCAACAACTGCAAGAATTTTACGGCATATTTATAGGAGTTAACTAAATGGATTATCTAAAGAACTACATAGAAGTTAAAGATCGTATACAAATGTTTTACGACAAATTCCCAGAGGGCACTTTGCATTTTCAATACAAGGGTGTACTGGAATTTAACGGCGAAACCTTTATTTATGGTGAAGCGTTTGCCTACCCTGAACGTGACAAAATGGCTTATGCAAGTGGTTGGGCTTGGGAACGTGTACCGGCTAGAGGCTTTGCAAAAGGGGCTGAAATGATGACCTTAGAAACAAGTGCTTGGGGTCGTGCTATTGCAGCTCTTGGAATTGCTGTTACAAAAGGTATTGCTTCAAGAGAGGAAGTACAACGTAACGTGAACCCAGAAAACGACCCTTGGCAGACCCCACCAGATAGCCCTAAAAAGCCCGTAGAGGGCAAAATTAGCCCCGAAACCCCTGCGCCTATATCAGGACAAGGACAAGGCTTAGAAATGGGTTATTTTGGGTCTTATAGAGTTGCTACAGAAAAGCAAGTAAACTTCTTGCATTCTTTATGTAAACGTATCTATACTGACTGGGATAAAGAGAAACTACTGAAATATCTGCAATTCCTAAGTAAGGAACAGGAGTTTTCTAAGCTAGAATTCGCACCATACACAATTGTTAAAAACCAATTAGATAATCAACAACAATTGGCAGATAACTTAAGTGCTTGGTTAAACGCTTCTAGACTTCCGTCAAGCCACGAACAGGCTGAAACGTCAGCTGCAGATTGGAAGACAGACCAATTTTAGAGATACTTTTAATGAACCCATATTTTAATGACGTTGAGCTACTACCAAGCGATTACCGGAAAATAGCCGTTTGTGAGTCGTCATTAAATCCACAAGCTGTTAATCGGACAGGCAAGTATAGGGGCTTGTTTCAATTCGATAACAGATCGTGGAAATGGGTAGGGGGGTCTGGCGACCCTGCTAGAGCGTCTGTGCGTGAACAATATAAACGCGCACAGATGCTTGTAGCAAAACAAGGATTTAGTAGAGCATTCCCACAATGCTCAAAGATTATGGGGGTTAAATAATGGAAACAATTATTGTATTCGTAGGTGTGTTTCTGGTGTTATTAGCGTTGTATATGCGACAATAAGACACAAGAAAGGGGGGCAAATGAAACCACAAGACGTATACCGTTTAGAGCAAGTCTTACGACTTTCCATTTCACAAGACTTACTCAACAAATCATCAAACTTCCACAATCAAGACGATATGGAAGAAGCAAGAAAGATAGTAGAAAAAAAACACTAAGTCAAGACAGGGGCAACAAATGGAACAAAGATACATAGACGCATTACTGTTTGCAGGTGTAATACTAACTGTGTTTGGTTTGGCTAACTTGTGGGAAGTGGTGAAAAACTATGTTAAATTTGATAAGTAGATGTGTTAGCTGTGGTGGCTGGTGCTATAACGCTAGTTACTGCAAATTGTGTATGCAAAGGATTAAATAATGCAAGAACTAATAATAGGTATGTTTGCTGGTGCGTTTGTCAGCATAGCCTCACTAGCTATAGCGATTAAGTTATATCTTAAATAATGGCTACATATATTTGGTGTAAGGGCTGTCATAAGATGATTGCTAAAGAATTACAACACGAGTGCGATAATGAGTAACGTCATATATTTGCATTACCACTACGATTACGATAACAGTAGAGAAGTGCCTTGCCGTGACGCTAAGTGTTATCAGAAAATGCTTGATAATAAAAAGAAGCTAGAAGAATACCAAGATAAAGTAGATCGTGATTTAGCACGTAAAGAAAACTTAATGATGATAAATGACTGGATACAAGACCCGAGGATAGACAACTACAACGATTACTGATATAAGTTACATACTTGGTAGCTAGTGCCAAGTCTAAACCTAAAGTCTAGGGTTGGTTGATAGCCAATTTAATCGCCGTTAGAGGGCGTTATATATCTATGCCTAATCAACGTAGCGTGTAACAATACGAGAAGTTACGACATTACAAGCTGCTATTAACGAGTCTTCTAGTAGCTATATAAGTTTGTAATGATATGGCAAGACTACGCAGAATAACCAATAACGCGTCCATTCGATAGTACGAAACCTTAGGGGTTCAAACTAAGAGAGTGGTTTACATTTAAGCCATTCTCTGTACTTCAACACTCAAAGGTTCTAAACAGATATAATATAAACATATGGATATAATGAAACGTAATGGATCATCAACACGTTGGCGAAAACTCAGAGCATTCGTACTTAAACGAGACAACCACACCTGCTACTACTGTGGAATTACTACAGCTAATACAGTCGATCATCTCACACCCGTCCATAAAGGGGGCACAGATGAACTCAGTAATCTCGTTACTGCTTGCAAACATTGCAACTACTCTAAAGGCTCAAAGACCGAACAAGAATACAACCGTAAACGAGCAAGAAAGAAAAAAGAACGCGAAATGATACGATTTTTTGAGCACGATAAGACAC